GCTATCAGTTAATTGTAAATGGCGGTCCTAAAGGTATTATTTATTCTGATTATTCAGATAAAATGGGTAATCAGGTTATGACTCCAGATGAGAAAGAAGCTTTGGAATCTAAATTAAAAGAGAAATATGGCATTCTCAATAAATTTCCTATCCTCACATCAAAAATAAAGTTGGGATGGATTCCTTTAAATTATGATTCATCCCAGCTCAAACTTCACGAGGAAGACGAGCGGTGTAGTAGAAAGATTTGCAATGCAATAGGTATTGATTATAGCTTATTTGATGAATCTAAATATGACAATAAGAGTATTGCTGAGAAATCTGCTTATCAAGGTCTTATTATTCCTGATTCAGAGAAAGTGACAGAAGCGCTGACGGAAGCTATTTGTCCCAAAGGTGTTTTTATAAAACTGGACTATACTCATGTTGATTGTCTTCAGCAAGATAAGTCGGCATCTTCTTCAGCATTTCAGAAAATGTCTTCTTCTTTAATACAGTTGGTCGAAAAAGGACAAATAACCCTTGATGAATCTAGAAATGAACTGGCAAAGTTCATTGATATTGATCCTGATAACCCCAAAGGTGAATTAAAAATAAATAACTCTATTGAAAATGGATAAAGCTAATAAATATAAGGGTAGGCTGGGGATGCAGTATAAAACATTCTCAATTAATTCAAAAGATGTCAACTATGACGGTGAAAGTCGGACGATCAGCGGGTACGCATCTGTATTTGGCAATAAAGATAAAGCAGGTGATATCCTGATAAAAGGGTGCTTCTCAAAAAGTATTCAGGACCGGGGACCGGAAAGTTCGGCAAATGACAAGATAATCATGTTGTGGATGCATGACATGGAAGAACCGATTGGGAGATTTACTGTCTTGAATGAGGATGGCAAGGGTCTCTATTTTGAATCGGTAATTGATGATGTCCCGCGTGGTAATCAGGCTATAAAGCAGCTTGAGTCAGGTACATTAAATCAATTTTCCATTGGGTATCAATATGTGCATGAGAAATGCATGTATGACGCTGAGAAAGATGCGTATATTGTCAAAGAGGTCTATCTTTATGAGATATCTGTTGTCTCTATTGGGTGCAATGGAGAAACAGAATATTTAGGATTAAAATCTATAGAAGATGCTGAAAAAGCTTATGAGAAATTAAATGCCGAAATATCTGAAGTGTGCTCAGGGCTGTCCGCACCCAAGCAGCAGAAGATACAGAGAATTATATCAAAGGTAATATCACTTTCATCTTTCAAGCCGGAGAATCGAAAAGAATCATCACTTGAAGGACAGAAAGCCGATATGCACGGCAATAAGGTAAAATCAATGTTCAAAAATTTAAAATTAAAGTAAGTATGGGAAAAGAAGCGAAAAAGATTGAGTTTAAAGACTACCTTGATACTAAAGGATTGTCGGAAGACGAATCTAAAGTTTTCGATGTGTTCTCTAAAGGACTTGATGGTTATATGGAAGCCCTTTTTGAGCAGTTTATGAAAGACGAAATTGATTCTAAGTCTATGAAAGAGTCAATTGAAAATGCAACTCAGTCTATTGAAGAGTTGAAAAAAGAGGTCAAGGGATTTGCAGACAGTGAATCTATCAACGAGCGTTTGAAATCCTTTGAGGAAACTATTGTACGCATTAAGGC